TGCCCACCCTCGGGGACCTTGCCCTTAATGTCCTTCGTCGGACTAGCGTCCGCTTCTGCCTGGTGCTCAACGTCCGCGGGCATTGTGACCTGCGCCCAGACTCGTTTTCGCCCACTCTCGCCAACCTCGAGTTGTGGTGCATACGGCAGAAGGCCGCCGTGCCAGCCCGGACGTCCTGCGAACCCCTTCGTGTTTACGACTTCCGCCGGCAACCAGGTCCCCAGGGGAACCGGCCGCGTCTTATCAATCTGAGTGGGGAAGATCTCCCCCGGGCGGTTGTCTCGCACATCGAAGAGCTTATAGGCCTGGATGGTCTTGGTCGGGGCCTCGCCGCCCTCAGGCCTCGGGGGTTTATTTAGAACACGCTGGAACAGGGTCCCCTCGGCTGCGAGGTCCTGGCTCAACTGCTTATCGACCGGCGCGCCCTCTTCGCTCTGGATCCTCAGCCCGCTTGCCTTGTACGCCTCGAGGGCGTCCGCGTATGCCTGGGGATTCCGGGCAGCCCGGGTCTCGTATCGTGCGGCCATGACGGTCGCAAGGTTTGCCGCCTCGCGTGGATCCCGGCCGACTGCCCGCAGCTGATCGTAGACGTCGTTAAAGACCGCCTGGGTCGGCTCATGCTGGGCGAGCTCCTGGGCCCAATTGGCCTGGAAGGTCCGCACCTGGTTGGTAAAGTTTTCCATCCGGGCGAGGATCACTTCGGGATCGGTCGCCTCGCGCGCGGTGAACCCATCGGGCCGCACGCGTATATCCTGGAGGAGCTCATCGAACGCCGGCGTCCCGGCCAGGCGTGAGAGAAACTCCCCCGCCGGTACGATCACGTCGCCTTTGCAGGCACGCGCCTCGGTTAACTGCTGATCGCGGTCGGTCAGCCATCCCAGGAGTGGGTCATCTTCGGGGGCGAGTTTGGTCGGGTCCTCGATGCCGGCCTTCTGGTAGAGCTCCATTAGCGCCTGGGCGTTTACCCCCATGTGCTCGAGCGGAGTGCCGTCAAGCTGGGATCTCATGAAATCGATGAAGGTACCCTGATCTCGCACGCGGGTCTTACTCTCACCGATGCCTGCTGCGAGAGCGGTCAGGTTCTGCACGTCCAGCGAGGCCTGGCGAGCGCGGAGCATATCGCCCGTAAAATTCATCGCGGCGCCGGGAAGCTCCATTAAAGGAAATAAGGTCAAGCCGTCTACGATGGAGTTGACCAGGGTCGCCTTGAGTTGTTCCTGCTGCCCTGGGTCAGTGAAAACCGAGGAGATATTGGGCGTGACAAATCTTGCGACCTGCTCGCCGGCAAAGCCCGCGGTCGACATCAGGGAGTTTAACGCCGCGCCTTTAAGCGCCGAAGCGCCTATGGTGTTCGCGAACTGCCCAAGTGCTCGTGAAATGGTGGGGCGGGTTACAGCTTCCGAAAGCGTGCGAGTAAGAAGAGATTGAACGCCTGCCATGGTCGCATCGCTCACCTCGGTGCCGGCGGCTTTACCCACAAAGTAGGTGCCCACTCCTGCGATCGCACCCGCTAACTGCGCGACTGACTCGGGTATGGGGTCCCCGGTATCAGTTCGCATCTGGTGAACCGCATGTACGGTATTAGCGGCTGACTGCCGCGCAAAGTCGGCCATAAGAGCGGTGCCAAACATATAGGCAAATCCGGGAACAGCACCTGCTCCAGCTGCCTCGGGGGTCGCGGCTGCGCCGATCAGGGCGCCTGCTGCGGCAGGGGGTATCGCGACTTCTGCGCTTTTCTCAAGGCCCCCCACAAACGCCGTGGCTTTCTGCAGGTATCCGTAGACCCCGGTATCTGGGGTGATATCTTTCAGTTGACTTTCGATCTGCTGGCGGCGCACCTGGTCGCCCGCAGCGGGCATATGCATCTGCTCCCGGGTATTAATCTGACCGAGCTCATAATTGAGATCCGCCTGGTTCCACCCACCCTGGAGCGCCTTTATTCCGCGAGAGATCATCCCGAGCTTATCGAGATCGTCCCGGGAGATCTTGGCGTTAATTTCGTTTGCCAAAAAATCCGTAAGGGACTTTTCCCGGGCCGCCTGCTGTTGCTGGATCGCAAGCGTTTTCTGCTGCTCGAGATCTGGCATCTGACCAGCAACGGTATCGGGGTGAAGGCCTATCGACTCGCCCATCTGCTTGGCCTTGGCGTACGCATCTGGGTCCACGCTCTGGGCGCTATAGATGTTATTCTGCACCGTGGCGGCGGTGTTCGCTGCCGCCTCGGCCACGAGCGCGTCATAAGGATTCACCGCGCCCGCGGGCGCCGAAGAGTCCTGCGCGCGGGGCGTGATGCTGTCATCGTCGTACGGATTTAGAGGCAAAAACTTATCTCCTTAGTATCCGAGTTGCACTGGCAAAGCGGGTCCCGATGAGCCAGGCGCGCTCTTAGAGGCTGCGGGCTGCGCTGCCGTGGCGGCCTTGGCTGCCTCGTCTGCTTCCTGTTTGGCTTTGAGCGCGGCAAAAATCTGCTTCCGCGTATAGAGCATGGCGACCTGCTGGTCAGTCGGATTTTGGCCGCCGATCTTGCTCGAGTAGGCGGACACGATCTGCGCCCTCTCGTCGGGTTTTATCGTGTCAATCCGGGCCGCGGTGGTCGCCCATGCGGAAAGCGTACTATCGTCTGGGGGCTGCCCGTACGCGGCGGTCCAGGCATTGGTCATGCCCGTCTTTATGTTCTTGGGTATCTGTCCCACCTGGACGTGGAAATTTGCTTCTGTGTTAGCCGTCTGGGCCTCGGCGAGCGTCATTTTGTCTTCCGAGATAAGCCCCGTCCCCTTGATCGCGCCTTGGGTAAGCAGGCGCTGGCCGATCGCGATAATGTCCTGCTGAGGGGGGAGTTTGTTATTATTAGCCACCCGGGCCTGGTCGATGGCCTCGCCCAGGCGCCCGGTAAATTCGCTCATCTTCTCGGCGTCGGCCTTGGTCTTGGAGTTGGGCTTATATCCCGCGGCCTGGAGCTCGTTACTCTTAGTGAGGGCGGTCAGTGCCGCCGTGATGTTGACCCCTTTTGCGGCCTCGGTCACGTCGTGCTTATTAATCGCGCCCTGGATCCTTACAAGTTCTTGCCACTGATGGTCTGGCAGCTTGCCGTAGAACTGATTGAGATCGGTGTTCATAAACGTCGCCGCATCAGGACCAAACGCCTGCCCGTGGAGTTGGTACCAGAGAGCCTGGTTCTCCGCGGTAGGCTCTACGGGGTCCCCCTTGGCCTTGGCCTTGATCATGTTTTGAATGTTGATCGCTTTATCCGGGGCCGAGTTCCAAAGCTGCGTGTACGCCTGGTAGCGAGCCGGATCCGCGAAGAGTTGGTCCATGCTGGTGATGGGCGATTGCGGGGAATTGATCGCCTGAGTGAGCGTATCGTGGGCGGCCTGCTCGCTCATCTGCTGCCCGTGATTAATCAGAGCGGTCTTGGTCGCCAGTTGGTTTTGCATCTGCTGCGCGTAGATAGCATCGTTGGGCCGTTGTTGCTGCGCGGCGGCTGCGACGTCCTGCTGCCAGGACTGAAAATGGGCCGTTGCATCGGTTGAAGTTGGAGGCGTGCCGGGCGTAGGGGGCGCGGCAGCGTTGATCGCTCGGACGTAGGAGGGGCAATCGTTTACTATCTTGCCGTTTGCATCCCGGCGTACCGGCAGGTGGTTTATGAAGGCATCTTCGGCGATGGCGCCCGTGCGCGGATCCCCGTATTTGGCAATGAGATTATCGACCGTCTGGGGTCCGGCGTTGTAGGCCGCAACGGCGAGCGTCTGATTGTTCCCGTAACGCTGGAGCATTTTTGCGAGGAGCTCTTCGCCCACCCGGTTCCACTCCTCGGGAGTATCACTTTGGGCCGGCCGGATTCCATATCCCGGATGCGCCGCGGTGTCGGGCATGACCTGCATGCGGTACTTTGCGCCTAGAGGCGAGGTGACCGGCGTCCCGTCCGGGTTATAGTCTTTGTTCTTGCTCTCAGTGAAACCCACCGCGTCAGTCAGGTTTGCTGCCGGCCGGCTGCCGCCTCCCATGATACCCTCGACAGTTTTGCTTATCGCCTGCTGTTCAAAGCCGGGTTGCAGCGTCGCCAGGAGCTCGTTTTGCATCTTGAGGCTCATGTCGTTTTTGTGCTGGTTATAGAAGTCCATGGCAGCCGCCGAGCCCCCGCGAGGGTTTGTGGTATCCTGCAACTGCTTTAGCGCCACGTCGTGGTACAGCTGATCCTTCTGCCCCTGCATCGCCGCCGCCATGACCGACGGGTCGTGGTGACCTAGAGTATCGGCCGTTTTTTGGACCTCGCTCTGTATGAGTCCGAGCGTCTGGGTTAAAAGGCTGGGGTTATAGGGGTCACACGCCGCCAGGTTCCGCTGGACCGCGATCCGCTGGTTACTCGTATCAAGCACGTCCGCCAGGCGTTCCTGGGCGGTATGCTCGGCCCCGCTTGCGATTGCCATCTGAATCCGGCGTATGCCCACGCGGTCAAACATCTGTTGAGCCTCACCGGGAGGAAGCGTTGCGCGCACATCCTGGTAGGCCTGCTGGGCTTTGTCGTGGAAGTCCTGGTACCCATCTACCGCATCGGACCCCTTGAGGTTATTAAACCCGAGCGGCTTGTCCGGAGAGACGTTATACTGGAGATCGGTCAGGCGATTTGTGAGCTCGATGTCGGCTTTATTAGCGTCGGTTTCATTCTTGATGGATTGAAATCTCAGCGCGTTTTGAGCCATCATCTCGCCGCTTGCCTCGACCGTTTTTCCAAACGAATTCACCGCCTGGCCGAATTGAGCGCCAAAGGCGTCCGGGGTCGCGGCCCCGTGGACGTCTTCGTAGGCGTGCTGACCTGTGGGCATAACGGTCTGGACAAAATCCGCAGGTACTTGAGGCATTAGTTTAAAAGCCCTTTCTGCTGGAACTGCAGGTAGCTATTCGTGAAAGAGGACGCCCCACCAAGCAGGCTTGAGCCGGCGCCGAACATACCGGCGTCCATGGCCCAACTTGACTGCGCGGAAAGAAGACCGGCCTGCGCGGTGAAATTCGCCGACTGCTGGAGGTCGTTCGTGCTCGCGATTTGGGCGTTTGACCGGATGGTCAGGGCGTCGAGGTCGCCTGTCTCAACGGTGCTGCGCTGAACCTGGAGGGGCGACCCCGAGTTCATTTCGATATCGTTTGCACCCATAACGGCGCGCTCGGTCCCCACCATCTGTGCCGTCTTCTGCCTTTGGGCTGCCTCCTGGACGGCACCCTGCTGGAGCGCCAGCGTTGCGTTTTGCTGGGCGTATTTGGCGTTATTCTGCGCCACCTGGGCCTGGTAGGAGGCGGCCGCGCTTTGCGCCGAGGCGTTCATCAAGGCGCCCCCCGCGCTGGTCATCGCCCCAACGGCCGAGGTTACCAGGGCAGCGGTTACTAGATCACACATTGGCTCTCCTCATCGTAAACCGGAAAAACGGAAGTTTTTCTATGCCGTAGGGAACAGGCGCCGCGTCGAAGTCAAAGCCCAGCCACTTGAGCCAGCGGATCGATTGCCGGTTGCGGGCGTCGACGTAGTTGAAAAGACAGGGGAAAAGCGCAAGCATCCGGGCAACGTAAGCCTTGTTGCGCCTTAGAAACGGTGCCGTGTTCGCGGGCACAAGATCGGTCCCTAGTAGCCAGGGGGCACCCACCCCGCCTAGGATATCGATCGGGGCGACGCCGAACATGCAGGCCGGGGCCCCGTCGACCGTTCCGGTCCAGCACAAAACCGACGCGTCAAACGATCCCTGCAGGGCGCTTAGAGGATCGCGGCCAGTAGCGGCAAGTACCTCTTCAACGTCTTCCCGCCGCATGTTTTCGGCGATGGGCGCTACGTGCTCAAGACGCGCCGGGACAATCTCAACCTGGTGTATCTCCGAGCGTGACATCTGGAATAATCCCAAGAATTGTGCAAGGCAGCGGGTTGTCCTGCTCAATCCAGACAACGTCTTCAGCCAGGTAGCGGTTATCGATCACAAGGCGCTCGTCCCCGGTAAAAAGCGGGACCGCCACACCGTAGTTAACCGTCGCGTTTCGCTCTTTTATCTCGGTCAGATCGTTTATAGCCGGGCCGACTTTAAGCCCGCGGGAGTCCACCAGGCGAAGCGTCACCGCGGAAATCTTCCCGCGGAAGGTCTGAGACTGCGCGGCAGAGGCCTCGGGGTGGAAGCGAAGGCTTTGCACCTGCCCGGTGTATGGCAGCCCCACGGTAATAAGGTACGCGGGGTACTGGATGCTTATGGTTCCGTTGGTCACAACCTGCAGGGGCTGAACGTTTCCGTCGGCGAGTATCGAGACCGTGGCACCATCGAGGTGGTCGAGTCCTGAGACCGAGCTAACGGGTCCAAGACCGTTACCCCCCGCACTCACGGCATTTCCGTTGTATTGAAGGCCGCAGTCGCAAAACCACGCTTTCGTGACATCGGAGACACCGTTAGTCATGAAATTTCGGGTCGAGATGCGCTCGAGATACTTGACCGGCTGACCGTAGGCGACGTTGGGGATAGTCCGTTGCGTTACGACGTAGACCGAGTCCTCGGTGATCCCGGCTATCTGCTGCTCCGGGATGGTCGCAACCGAGCAGAAAGTATCGGTTCCACTATTTCCAGGCGTGTCGGCATGCGTCCAGGCGTAGACGTCCTGCTCCTTCAAATAGCAGAAAAGGAGCATCGTCCCGTCGGATCTGACCGCCCAGATGAGCTTGTATGGTTCCTCGGCGTAGCACCATCTCTGGAGGGTGTACCCGAAAAACAGGTGATTGCTTAAAATCGAGAGGTCGGTCCCGGTGAAAATATTGGCGTAGTAATTGTACGCCAGATCCCGGATGATACTGCCCTTCGCCTGGACGTAGAGCACGTCGTAGTTGACCACGATCGGGGGAAGATCCGCGCAGCCCACATATGACTGCGGGGATGCTACGAGTGCGGTCGGCGTGATGGGGGTGCCCGTCTGACCTCCGTTTAGCTTCCAGGCCCCGCTGGCGGTCATCATGAGTAGATCCGTAAATGGGACGAAAAACTTGATCGCGTTCACGGCGTTACTGGCGATCGTCGCCGTGATCCCGTCGGAGGACCTGCTCGGGTTGGACGTATCCATGTTGTGGTAGTCCCCGGGTTGAGTCATCCAAAGCGTTGAGGGCGCTTGATTAGATCCGCCGAAGACCTTTCGTTGCTGAAAATAAGTCACGCATCCCGGGTAGTTGCCCGAAGGAGTGACCCCCAGGCTGAACTTGGCGCCCGAGCCCCCAAGCTGAGTGAAGATAAGAGGCGCCTGGTCGACGTAGCCCTCAGGCGCGCCGGCGACCACAACGTTTGTTATCACGCCGTTTGTTATCGTGGGCGTAAACGTGAGTCCGGATCCTACCGCTGTGGAGACTGCTACGTTTCCGAAGTAGTCCTGGCCCCCGTTCGTCATGGTGACGCCAACGTAGGTCTGGTTCCCAAAGCCTACACTGTAAACGCTCAAGTACCCCGCCGCGCCGGTCCCCTGGTTGGCGGCGTGCGCCACGGGGTTCTCGTAGTTCTGTCCGCCGTTTGTAACCACAGCTTTGGTTATCACGCCGTTTACGATCGTCGGCGTAATCACCGCGCCCTTGCCCGTGGGGTCGGTGACAGTAATGGTTGATTTCGCGTCGTAGCCCGAGCCACCGGCTAAAACGGATACCGAGGTGATCGGGCCGGCGTTAAAGGGGTTCGCGCCTTGCGGGGGCGCCTGGGAGAAATCCGGCTCGACTTCGAGATCGGAAAAAGAGTGCCCGGTCGTGGCCCCGATATATCCGAACATGGCGCCGGCCGCGATCGGACTTGTCGAGGGGTTGGCTTTGTAGATGTTGTAGCTCGTTGCCGAAGTTATGGCGGACCAGGAAATCGTGTTCGCCACCCCAGTGGTTTGGTTTAGCTCGGCACCCGTACCGCTCACTATCTGTGAGGGCAAAGATTCTCCTGGAGGCGAGGAGGAAACCGCCGTTATGACATACTGGTAGTACCAGGCGCCCACGCCCCCGTTAGTGAACGTGACGCTCGAAGGCGCCGCGATGCTCGGGGCAAAAGATACCGGTGCGAGCGTCCAGACCCAGTGCTGGGTTCTGTTTAGATCGTAGGGTGGGTAGTTCGGATGGCAGAGCGAGAGTACATCTGCGCTCTGGGTCCACTTGAGCATCTGAACATCGTTTCCGTTGTAGGGGGTTGCGAGCGTAAAGACGCGCGCGACCACGCCGCCGGAAGTATACGCCCCGCTCGAGGTGGTGTTTACGAGGTTACCGTCAAGATCGGTGAGCGTAAACGTGTAGGTGGTCGGGTTAGCGACCAGGTACTGCAGTCCGGGAGTGGAGTTGATCGACATGCCGAGGGCGCCGGAAATGTTCACCTGGTCGCCGACGTTAAACCCATGGGCCGTCGAGGTGGTAAAAACGCCCGGGTTTGCGTTCGTGACCCCAGAGATTACAAACGAGGGCTCGAGCACGTAGCCGCCGTTCATCACGACCCTCATGTAGTAGTGCCCGAACTCAAGTATGTAGGTCTGAAGCAAATTAAATTGAAAAGGGATCAGATGAACGGGGTAGGCCGAGACCTTGCACCTGCCGACAAACATCGTCCCAGCCCGGTTACTGACGCCGCCATGGGGCAGCACGAACATATTGCGAAGCGTCTTGGCGCCGATATGATACTTTGCCAGATCGATACGCCCGTACAAGCTGGGCGCGATCTCGCCGGCGGCAAATGAGGTCTGCATCTCCGATATTTTTGGCATCAGTTTATCATCATGCTGTTGAGATACTGGGTCATTTCATCTTGCCCACCCACCTGCCAAAATCCCTGGCTGGCGTACCCGCGGCACTGTATCCAATCCGGGATATGCTCTGGGCTCGAGGGGTTCTCCGATCCGTCTGCTACGCGAGCATCGAGAATGACCTGCTGGGCCTCTTTTAGAAAATTCGCCTGCAGGGTCTTGTCACCGTCCAGGGGTCCGGTAAGCCGGGCCGCCAGGAGATACACGAAGGCCTCGACGAACTCGTAGTCCCAGAGGTTGGGGTTCGAGACGTAGGCGGTGTACTCGATGACCGCCTGGTCCTCGTTTGTGAGGATAACCTTGATCGGGTTTCCAACGGCGTCCTGGTCAAGGCCAATTGAAAACGGTACGGCATTGGCCGCGAGATATGGGTAGACCGCGTTCGAGGCGCCGGCGAGCACTGTACCGGAAGGCGTCATCGTCATCAGCGGATATATCCCGCGTACGCGCACGCAATCGTTGGGCCACGCATACTCGTAGGCCCATGGCTGCGGGGGATTATTACCCACGTAGTTCGGATTTTCCGGGGTCCCGCCGGCCGCAAGCAGAAGGCCCAGCGGCGCCTGCTTCCAGGCGAAGCTCCACAAGTGGATCCGCAGGAGTCCCTGCAGAACAGGCACGTAGTGGATCGAGCACTGCAACGCTTCGTCAGAGGCCTCGGTCATCGAGGCGATGGTCGAACGCGTCCCTAGAATCGAGAGTGCTCGGTTACAGACATCCAACTGGCTGGGCATATCGTTTCGCCTTCTTTAGTTCACTCCGGGTATGAGTTCGACGCAGTAACTCTCAAGCTGAATCCTCGAGTACCGCTGCCCTGATCCGCCGGTAGGCGAACCACCATTACAGGTGCAAGGGTAAGAATAGGTCGTGGAACCGTTGCTGGCGGTTACTGCTACAGGGGTTGCTCCAGTATTTTGAGAACCGGACCCGCAACCCGATCCGCTTGCCACGATGACGTAGTCGCCCACGGCGTAGGCACCGGAGGCAACAGTCGCCGAGCAGGAGGTTCCGTTGCCTGTGAGGGCCGTTTGAGAGATGCCGGACTCAACGGACGTTGTGCCAAGAAAGCTCACAGTCTGTGCAGTGGTGGTGTTTATAGACAAGGTTGTAACAGCAGCGGCCGACGCACCAAACGGACCACCACCAGATGCATATCCTGTCATCTGAGAACTGGCAGAGTTGCGGTTTGAGAGGATTCTGGTGTCAACGAAAGTGGCGTTGGTCGCCATTCCCCAGTTGGCAATGTTCGTCGTATTGAAATTCTCATACAGCGACTTGTTGTTGGCCGAGTTGGTGAAACTCCAAACCGTCGAGATCCTGAGTGCGCCGTTGAGACCCATGGCACCGGCAGGAACCGTGCAGGAAGCCAGCGTAGCAATGGTTGTGGGGGCTGCTGTCCATCCACTTGCAGCATAGATCAACTGAGGAACCGCTGACTGACATATCACCCGGGGGACCTGCATAGAGTTGATGGTCGTCTGCTGCGAGGGATTGTCAATGATTTGAGGCGCCGCAGTCGCCGTGTGCGGCTGGACATACTGCGCCAGGGCGTAGGGGGCAAGCGCCAGGATAAAGACTGCCAGTATGGTGCTTAAGATCTTTTTCATCTGCTCCCCCTACGAGTAGAAAGCCATCGTAATGACGCAGCTTACCGGGCTAATGAGGCTCACATACGTCTTACCGGTACACGATCTCACGAGCGGATTTAGTTCCGGCGCCGTGCCGGCCACGTTATTGGCGACCGGGACCGCGATGACCGAGTTCGCGAGCAGCATGTAGAAGTCAGATCCGCCACTTGCCGCAAACACTATCGCGTTGGCACCCGCGGGCAGCGGAATCTGCTGGGATGTCCCCGCCACCAGAACTACTGCGTAGATTGTGTCTGACTGCTGGAGCGCGCCTGGCATCCAGTTCCCGAGCCCATCGGGCATTTGGGTTACCTTTAGCATTGCTTTATCTCCAAAAGACGGGGCCCGCAGGCCCCGCTATTTAGGATGCGTCTTCCTCGGTTTCGATCTCAAAATCCAGGACCCCACCGGCCGGAACGGCCGCACCGTTGAAGTTGATGCAGATAAAATCACTGATCCCGCGAAGGACCAGGGCTTTATCCATGCGCGTGGAGAAATCGAAAAGCGTCATGGCGTTTTGTGACGTGGTAAGCGGCAGCCAGACTCTATTTACCGCCAAAGGCCCAACCAGCGTGCCCAGACCGCCAGGGTTCACCGTGTACAGGTTCACCGTAGCGAGAGGCGACGGGTCGTTTACGTCGTGCTTAACGGCGGCCACCGCGGAGAACGTACCCGTGGTGTTTGCGGCAGACCGGCGCACGATCTGCGCGGTCAAAAGTCCGGCGGTTGTGGCGATGCCGCCCAGCCGGATCGACTTGATTTTGACGGTGCGGCCGGCTGCGCCTTGAATGGTGATGAAATCGGTAGGCGTAGCCGCGGGGGTGTTCGCAAGGGCCGCGTACCGGTAGGTGTACTTATTTTCGATGCTGATCGGGACCGACCCGTCGGAGTTACCGCCTATCGGCCCAACGACGTTCGATTGAAAGTTGCCCATTTTTAGAGCTCCCTAGTTTTATGAGAGGTTATTGGAAAGTGGGTTCTTCGACCGGCGCGGAGAGCCCCGAGGCAATCTCGGCCTGGCCGGGGGCCTGGCCGGGAAGCGTCTTGTACGCATCCTCGGTACCGTCATAGACCGGGCCGTTTACAAGCCCCATGCTTCTTGCGATCTCATGGGCTTTAGCGTCCACTGGGACCATGTGAGGACCGGGAAGAACATGGTCCGGGACCGTGGCGGTTTCGCCCTCTTTGTAGAGCCGGTCGTTTAAGTATGCTGTTTCCAAAAGTTTATACTGAGCCATTTGTCACCCTCCTGGGTTAGCGAGGCCGGCGGTTCCCCGCCGGCCGGGTTGTTTACAGATAAGCGTTTGAGTACCCGCTCGGGTAAGCCAGTGCTTCGGGCTTATCGAGGACCATTTCGGCGTTGAGTTTCCCAGCGGTAAACGGGCCAGTTGCGACCACGTAGTTAAGCTGGAGAAATCTCTGCGCGCCGTAAGGCATGTCGATACGCAGGAGCTCGTAGCCAACGACAAGCGAGGCCTTCGGGATGGCGTCAGACATCGCGAGGTTCGACCAGGATCCGGGAAGACCCGAGCCGTTATCCGGTGCCGTCTGGAGTTGGACCTGCAGGGTCGCGGCCCCCGCGGCGGTAAAGAGCGTATTGACGATGACCATGATCTTCATGTCAAAGTTTCCGCCGATACCGATGTCACGCGTGATCGCACTGACGCCGGTGATATTGGCGAGGTCCAAGATGTTGGTCGAGGTTGCCGTAGCTGTAACGGCGGTACCCGCAACCGGCTCAAAAAGCAGTAAAGCGTCCATTATCATGGAAATCCCCTTTGTGCGGCGCGTCAGGAGGGGCCTGGGATCGACGATCTCCCCCAGGCCTGTGTCCAAACACGTCCAAAAATTGTTAGACTACGCGAGCCTCGGTAGACAGAAGCTGATCGCAGGTACGGATCGGGATGCCGCGGAAACTCGTAACCGCACGACCGTCGAACTCTTCCATTTTCAAGAGCACGTTGGTCTTGTTCATGGCCTGGATGTCGAGCCAGGTGGTGATCGCTCTCGCAGCGTAGAACGCGCAACGGCCCATAGTCAGCTGCGGAGCGTCGGTCGTCTGAACGTTACCCGCTCTCGCCGGCTGGGTAGGCAGACGGTGAATCGCGCGAACGAGCAGGTTAAGAAGGTTTGGAGGAGATGCGCCGGAAAGAGTGGTCACATCCACATTGGCAATACGTACGGCGTACCGCCAATCTTTCACGACCAGGCCGGCATCCCATTTATAATGGGTCCGCCAACCGTAGTAGGGGTTGGAGTTGGAATCGTAGAGCGGGACCAGACCCTTGTCCTGGTGCTGGAAACCGGCTTTAGATCCCCGGGGGAAAATCCCGTGAACAGACATCGGACCCCACATAACGAGCCAGATGCTGGTGTTGGTTGAAGCGAGGCCGCCGGCGTCGATTACGTTATTGGCGGTCTGACTGTTTGCAGTCAGAACGCTCGGATACCGGGGGGCGAGGCCCATGTACGCGGCAGGCGTGGAAGCGGTGTTATTGTAGAAAAGGGTCTGCGCCATCTGCTGGTTCATACCCTCGATGAAGGCCATATCCTCGGAGAGCCGGAAGGCCTGGGCGTCGCCGGCAAGACTTACTAGCGCCTCGTCAACGTCGGAGTAGGTCTCGAGCATACCGCAAGATTCAGTGATCTGAGCGGTCGTGCTTTTGCCTCTGGGCACGCCTTGGTTGATCAGGCGCCAGTAGGCGGAAGGAAGGCCTGTACGAATCGTGGTTTTGTGCCCGGTCGGAAGGTTGCCTTCCAGCCAGAGCATGTCGTCCAGGATCTCGTTGGTCTGGGACATAAGATTGACGATCTGGGCAATCTTGCCGTCGTCGTCGAGGCGCTTGGCCCAATCAGTCATGGTCAGGGCGACAGGTCCTATAGTAGCCATTTGTGTTTCTCCCTCGAGGCGCGCTGGAGAAACCCTTTAACTGCCGCAGGATTTGAGTTAATATCGCTTTGGGATGCTACACGATCGCCGTTGGCGCGGCGCTCAGATCCTGGGCCGTTCGGGTAACCGGGCGGCCTATTCTTGTTTTTTAGCCATGGACGGATAAAGCGAGTCGAGAATGTTTTTCTCCTGTGGCACGACGCCCCCACTAAGAGGCGCGGGCTCGCGGAGAGACATTCCGATTCGCGCAAATAAACGGACCATTGCCGGGTTATTCCCAACGCCGGTCAGGTTCAACGCATCTTGCAGTGCTTTAGCCTCAGTCTCTGATTTAACGTAGGGGTTAGACGGCGAGATCTTGTAGAGCTCGGCCGCAGCCGCTATCGTGTCCTCGAGATGAGTCCCGCCGATTTCCGGGTCAGCGTTGATCTCGGCTTGCCATGTCGTCTGCAGTTCGTTCCACATGCGATAAGGCGCCGTGACCATGTCCTTGATTTTGCTCCCGCCAAACTCCAGGAGTTTCTGGGCTTGCTCTTGGGTCAGGTCCTGCTCTTTGGCAAGGGCCTGGAACTCTGTCATGCCCGCTTCATCCATGGTGAGTCCATCGGGGATGGTAAATTCCGCATACGTCTCGGGCGCGCGCGGCTCGGGTTTATCTCCTGGCGGTTTATCGCCAGCATCCGGCGGCGGGTCGTCCGCAGGCGGGGCTGCGGGATCTCCTGCAGGCAGGTCGCCCGCGGGAGGTACTGCTGGGTCCGCGATCGGAATGTCCCCCAGGATATTGCCGGGAGGAGTCAGACCGGTGTCGACAGGTGCCGGGTCGTTTACGGGCGCCCCGGGTACTGGATCAGGCATCGTGATCCCTTTCTTTTGGTTGGTTTTCGGTTACCATCCGGAGATACTGCTCCGGACAGAGTCTATGAATATCGGCCATAACGCGGAGACCCGCGTTGCGTTGCCCTTCGTTAAAAGCGGTCTGCGCGTTGCTCGGGCTAAAGGAGGTCTGGAAGATCGAGCAGAACTCGAGAAAATCCCAAACCCAATGGCGGCCGGCCTGGTCGCCCATGACGCGCCTAAAGCCCTCGTCGATCTGCAGGCGGCGCAGCCTGTCTTCCTTTTTCCGCGCTTTTACATGCTCGGCGTTTCCGGCGTCGTAGCTCACGGGGCAGTTCCTATCATGCGCTGGAGGGCGTTTTGCCCGCCGCCGACATCAGTTTGACTCAAGGTCTGCGCGCCCTGTACGGCGGCCATGCCGTTTTGCGCCGTCTGGGCCTGCTGCATTGCCTTGGCCCGGGCGTCCCGGGTTTCCTTGCGCTCGTCATCGGTCGTGAGGACCTTTTCCGTCACACCGAGGAGACCCGCGTATTCATCCACAACCTCGTCAAAATTGATTGTGTCGAGCACGTCCTGCTTTGCTGCCGCGAGGTTTCCAACGAAAGCAACCAGGCGCTCGATCCCCGTTGTCGCCGTCGACTTCTGGGCGTCTGCAAGCGTTGAAACGCACTCGATATCCAGAGGTGCGCCGATGACTTCCCGGGGTGGGGGCGGCAAAAGACCGCCCCGGAGCATGATCGCAAAGGTGCGATCGACGACCGGGTTGATCAGTTCAAACTGGGACCTTTCGAGAAAGGGCCCGAGCATCAACATCTTTTCCTGTTTTCTTTCCACGATCTCGGTTGCTGTGCGAACATCATCGAGCTCGGCGATCATGAGAAAGAGGTTTACAAACAGGCAGTCCTTAATCCGTTCCTGCGCGGCCTTTCGTTCCTCGAGCGCCCCCTGGATGCTCGGGGGCACCTGGTAGGCCGGCTTAAACCCAACCGCCCCGGAGTTTGCGACGTAGGTCACACCGCCGGGCAGAAGAGAGGTCGTCGTGTTTCTAAGGGCCACGTCCGCCACCATGGGCGGGTTCACCACTTTATCGATCGCCTGGGAGAGCCGAAGCGTGAGCTTCTGCAGCATCTTGACGTCACCCAGGCAGTCCATGCCGGGGCCGCGCCCGTAGCTGTCATTTCCCATCACGTCCCAGCGTGGAGAGGCAAACGGGAGCTCGTGGTAGCCTCGCAGATCGAGGACCGTGTCAACGTGCTGCCCGAGTTCCCAGATAACGCTTCGATACTTCCGGCCCTTTAGGCCTGGGATCTGAGGCGCCCGGTCATCGTTAGGCTCGATCGCCTGGGCGACGTAGATCTCTTTGTCCATTTGTTTGCTCTCATAGAGCGATTGGACGGCCTTTGAGCAGTTTTCGATACCAAAGCGATCGATGACCTGCATCGCGGTCAAGACGTATTCGCGGTAGAGCGTATCTGTCTGGTTGCGTCCGGAGGACCCCAGGTAGTACTCGCCGGCGGTGAGCGGCTGGCAGCGGATGACGTCCTCATAATCTTCGTCTATCAAGATGCATGCGGTCCCAAATGCCCCGAGCTCCTCGTAGACGGTATGAAGCGCGTTGTACATATTACTCTGGGACATGACCGAGAGCAGACGCGAAGTCACCTCATCTAGCCAGAGGCGGACGTTTGCCATTTTGCTCACGTCGATATTTCGCAATGTCAACCGGAACCAGGGTCGCGCGGGGCTCGTTAAGCCGGCCATAAGCCCAGCTGAGAGCGTCCGCAGCCCCAGAGTCGCGGTCGAATCGATGATCTTTCCGCCGACGGGATCTCCACGGTTACTCTGGTTCGGCGTGATCAGGAACCTGCCCCGGCGCGGCAGCAGGTAGTCCGAGAGTTGGCGCCAGTGATTCCAGTAGCTGTACCTGTCCGGGCGCAGACCCAGCAGGCGCTTATCCACATACTGGTGGAGCGAGATCATCTTGTCCGAATGCTGGCCCGGTACCAAAGGCTTTTTCAATGGACGGTCCTTTTCAAAATGCATCGGTACCACTGACCGAGAATCAGGCAGACCGAAACAACGGTCCAGCCCTCGTCTCGACGGAGGCGCAGTACCTCGAGGAGATCCTCGCTAGGCCGAATGAGAGTTTCCTTGTACTGATACCGCCCCGCCATGGTTACCCCCTTAAAACGAAGGCAAGAGGTGGACAGAGTAAGACTCAAGCACGATTGACTCGCTGCCCGTAGCAAGTTGCCCCGTGATTGTCAGTATCTGGTCAACCGCCGTATTGACTGTGCTCGTATAGGTGACGGTCAAGCCGCCGGGGCCCGAGGCATCGCCGTCTGCGATCTGAACCGAGCGATTCCCGCGGTTTCGGATCTGGCAGACCATGCCGTACCCGAGATAAGTTGCCCCGCTGACGATGGGCGACGACATAATATTTCCGGCAAACCTCACCCGGAGGGTCTTGTTGTTCGCACTCGCGGTGACTGTAAAGCGGGCGTGAACGTTGATAATCCCGTTGGGACCCATGACGCCGCCGGGGACGGTGAGCGTCAGAAGCGTAGTCTCGTTAGTCGTTCCGGTTACCGTCCCGGGGCTGACCGCGGACTGCGCGAGAATTGTCGGAAGATAGATCTCCGATCCGTTCGCTTTCCTAAACCCGATCGGGATGCCGGTCGTGGGGTGTACGATCATTGCTGCTTGCTGCAGCATGCCGTCGCTCATTTTACCCTCCGAGGAGTGTCTTCTTAGTCGTTGTTGCCGGCGTCGTAAGTCCTGCCGGGGATGTCAGAATGGTCTGGCTCGCGCCGTAAGCCATCTGGGCTTTTGTCTCCGCGTCTGTGCCCGCCTTCTGCACTCCGTTATCCGGTAGCTGGGGAGGCGGCTGCGCGGCTGGAACAGGTGTTACTGCCGGCATAGATGCACCACCAAAACACATCGCCTATTTTCCTTTCGCCGGGGCTTTAGGGATCTTGGGCTGCCCGCTTGGGAGTTGCTTGCCGCCAGTTTGAGTCATCGCTTTAAGCGCCTGAGGCGGCAGACCCTGCTGCATTGCGTCCTGGACTTCCGGAGGGGGAACAGGGCTTGCCTCACCGCTTCCGCCGCCGGGCGCGATACCTTTGAGCGCATCTGCTGTACACATATCAGTCGTCCTTGAATGGGTCGTATTCGGTCAGCGCAAAAGCGGGTTTGGTGTTTGCCGTGGCTACCGCTTGCCCGCTCACTGGATACGCAAATGAGATCGCGAGAGCGTCGGCACGGTTTGGGGACTTCTGCCCCCTCTCCTTCATGTGAGCCTTGCTCTCGATCTGAATCTTGCCGTCGAGTCGTGCGACCGTTTCCGGGCCGATCAAATCGTTATAGAGGACCATGTCCTTAGGGATCGAGCCGCCGCTTTTAAGCCAATCGCGCATGAGCTTCCACATCTCGGCGCGCTTGTTGACGCAGCCGGGGTCGTCGGACGCCCCGCCAAACCAAACCAGTAACCAGGTACGCCCCATCACCTGGCCGGCGGAAACGATGCCCGTTCCGTAGCCGGCGTCGATGAAGACCGCATCTGCATGCTCCTGGTCTTCCAGGTTGGCGATGATCGTCGCCACCTGGACGTCGTTATCGTTTTTGGAGATAGTTCGCAGAAGCTTAAAAGAGAGCCCCTGGCGCAGGCCTATCACCAACTCGTCATCGCCCTCCCAGGCCGGGTCAACGCAGATGATCTTGGGGGCGAAGCTGATCTGCTCGGGCCGCAGGAACCGGCCAAACGCCGCGTCAACATCGGTTACCGAGATAAACTGCTTGGCACTCATTGCGGGAAACATCCCGCGGATCCGGACCTTACAGAAGTCGGAGTCGATGCCGTAGTCGGCGATCCACTCGGCGATCTCCTTTTTGTTGGTGAACCTGCTGGTGCGCGAATCGATCTGGCTCGTGACCCAGCGGTGAGAAAACTTGCCGCCGGCAAAGCACTCCTTGAACCGTCCTGTGTTACGCGTGGGGTTACCGAAGGCAAACCACATGATCTGGGTACGCTCATCGGTTAGAGCGCCCTCGGAGACCTCCCAGATTTTGTCCGGGATGGCGCTTCCCTCATCCATGATGAGGATCACGCGTTTGCCTTTGTTGTGCAGGCCGGCGAACGCTTCAGTGTTGCGCTCGCTCCAGGGCACCATGTCGATCCGCCAGGTCTTCGCGTGCCCGGGGTCCGCTGCGAAAAGGGCGGTCGCGGTAAACACGAACCAGTGCTTACAGATACAGAGGCGGTGCCACTTGGCGAGCTCGGCCCAGGTCTTGGTCCGAAGCTGCGTCTCAGTATTGGCGGTCACAACGCCCTTACAGTTCTCATATGTGCTCATGGCCCAGAGGATTAACCAGGCGACAAAGGTTGACTTGCCGATGCCATGGCCTGATGCGATCGCGCGCCGGATGACTACGCCGAGATCCCCGCCGGCGAGTAGCTGCGCGCTAATCGCCTGGAGTTCGTGGGTCTGCCATACGTCTGGGCCAATCTCGTTTTCGAGCTCACCTGATCCCCACGGGAAGGAAAAGAGCACCCACCCGTACGGGTCCATGGAGAACCGGCCCATGTCACGCGTTAGTTCAGCTTCCTCTTTGCTCACGCTTTGCCTCGTTTTTGCGAGCTTCCGCCAGCCTGTCGGCAAGCGGTTTAAGGTCTTCTATCTCAAGCTTGTTTACGTCTTTCCAGCGATCAGGCAGCCTGTTTTTGAGCGCAAAGATGATCGCGGTCACGTTGGGCGGAAAAAATTTCTTCACCCTCTTTACGAGGACGAGTTCCTCGAGGATGACTTCTTCGTCTGTTTCAAAGTCCCAGGACTTGACCTTGCGGGTTTCCCAGGTTTCCTCATTTTTGAAGTACCCGCTGGCGGACGTGAAGAGGGTGCCCTCAAGCTCGTTACAGGCGAAGTCGTACCGGCCGCGGCGCATTGCTTCCCGGAACTCGGGACGCTCTGCCGACCAGTGCTCGATCGTCTTAACGCTCACGCCGAAAGCGTCCGCGAGTGCCTCCTGGCTAAATCCGCGGGCGCATATCTTCTGCGCGCGTTCAACAAAGCTATCTTCCCACTTGCTGGGGTTCATTTACTTCGTCACCCATTGCGAGAGTTCGGGCGCCGCGGCTGCCGGATTTGGCGCGCTGGCGGCAGGGCGCTCTGGCTCGGGTTGTACTACCGTCACATTCACGGGCTGCGGGTCAGCCGGCGCCGGCATGTGAACCGCAATGTTTGGGGGCGCCTGCCCCGCGATCGCTATCGCTTTTGCGTTGATGTAGGTTGCAACGGACGCCATCCAGCCGGCCGCCATGTGCGTGACCAGGTTGTCAAAGCGCACGGTGAGCGCCAAAAAGAAGATGAGGATGAGCCAGAGTCCGTATCCCAGGACCGCCGAGAAGTGCGTACTGATGAGCTCTTTCATGATTGCGCCGCCTTGTAGGCTACGAGGTCCTCGAGAAACGTGTTAAAGTCGACGCCAGCTACCTGGGCGATCCCCAATGCCGTGAAAAGATCGAGGAAGACCTTCACCGCCGGGCGTTCGGTCAACAGGCGGTGGGAGAACCGGTCCCAATCCACTGTCGAGGGCGCCGCGGGCGGAAGCGACGCAACGAAGTCCTTGTGCGCGCTTAACCAGGCCGAGACTGCTTCCGGGACGGAACCGGTTCCGATGGCGTCCATGAAAACGAGAAGAGGTGGGTACGAGCTTTTCAGCGTATCCACCACCATTCCGATGCCGTATTTTTCAACCAGGTAGTTGGTCAAACCCATTGGCTACCATCTCCAAACCGTGGTCTGGATGTACCAGACCTTGTTATTTGCCGTCGTGTCTTCTATGAGACCCTGGTTAACCCTCCAACCGTTGACACCGTACCAAATCGGGAGGTCGCCCTCCCGAGTCGGTTGAGTGTCGGATACGTCTATTTGGATGAGCCAGCCGGGGTAGCTACTGTAGGGACCGAGCTTGCGGCCACTGCCCCGGTAGCGAGCTTACCCTTTACAGCTTGGCCGACTATGGCGCTTGCTGCCTGGACTGCTGACTGAGTTTCCGCGGCTGCCTGCTGCAGGGCTGCGGTAGTTAGCGTGCCGTTCTGGTACGCCTGCACCGAGGTGGTAAGCGCGGTTGCAGCGGTGTTTGCGTCAGCCAGGACAGGCTTTACGATCGTTTCGATTGTGCTCTTGGTGCCGGGAAAGAGCGTCTCAGCGACAGGGAGAGCCTCGTTTAAGCCCTTGACAAAGTCTGCCCAGTAAGTGCTCACCTCGGACCAGTTGATTGCCTTGACGTCGCCTTCAAGTTTTGCCACGTCTGTTTTTACAAGAGCGCAGCCAAACACTACCGCGCTGATCAATACTGCTGCGAGAAACGCCATAACTGCTACGCCTGCGATGGTACGTGCTTTCTTCATTGTGTCCCCTCCAAAGAGTCAGGTTTACTGCATCCTTTAAGCGCATGGACCGTTTCGATCTTTACGAGCCGGGTCTCATGCTTATTTCGCCCGTCGAACAAGGTCTCGATTGACCTCGCGCAGGTTTCTACCGTTTTTGCGATCGGCGTGATCAAGACGCGCACCAGGTAGATGATCGCCCCAATCTGCGCCAGAGAGAAAACGCCCTGGAGCATCGTGCTGCTCGATGGCATCTCCATCAGGCCCGGGCCTCGTCGTCTTTTACCCGGCGCAGCCATGTCGCCAGAAACCGGGGTTGGTTGAGTTCCTGGTAAAATCGCTCGGCCTGGGTTCCGATCTCCGCTTTGAGCGCGACCGGATCCGCGGCATTTATCGCCCCGATCGTCGCCGGGCCGGCGCGACCGTCGACAACCAAGTCATTTCCCAAAGCGTTTACGGCGCGCTGGACAACTTGAAAGTCGTGACCCGGCCCCATGTTTACGAGCAGGTCGAAAATGAAATTTGCTATGTGCTGATCGGTTATCCGGGCCATCTGGTAAGGTGCCCAGTAGCTATCGAAGTAGATCTGCCGGGCGTCTGCCTCGCTCAGATCCTTGATGTCGACGTTTGGGAAGGTTGCTTTGGAGATGCCGTATTTGGTCTCACCGCCGTGATCGCCGGCGACGTTTGAGTAGTCGATTTCGTGGTCGGTACCGTAGGCGATGACCTCGTGTTCGATCACCAGGTCAACGGCGGGTTTAAAGTCTGCCATGCGCGTCCTTTAATGGGGCGCTGCCGGGAGGATGCGGCGGCGCCCCCAGAGACAAGGAAAAAGAAAACGACCATGAGTGTTTGCGGGATATCAAGGTTAAAAGGTGATTACAAGGGGGAGTCAACCGGCACATGAGCGGCACATGAGCGGCACATGAGCGGCACATGAGCAACAAAAAGCAGGATATTAAAAAAAGTTTAGGCGCTGATTTCTCAGCGCCTATTGGTCTTAGTCGTAGCCATCTGGCGGCGGCATCTTGGTCATCTCCTCCTGGCACTGCCGGCAGACGTAGATGAACTTTCCGTTACCGATCGGGACCCGTTGCTTCCCGCAGTTGTGAACTTCGCACAACTGCGGCCACGGGTAGACTATAGCCACCACGCCCTCTCCTTTTGACCCACGCGAGCAATTCTCCTCGAAGCGCGTGATAAACCGGTTTATGCCACCTCCCTGGCAAAGCGAAGACGACCCCCGCAGCCAGAAGCTCCTCTTTCCACTCACGCGCCTGCCGTTCCGATACCCGCAGGCAGCCTGCAATCTCTTCCCACCCTTGCAGGAGGTCCGCCATTAATCGTGTCCCCCGCCCTCGCGGTACAGGACGTCCGGCCTCGATCCCTCGTCCGAGCCCAGGACAGCCTTCTTCGGCTCGACGTCTGAAGGCGTCTTGTCCTCCCGCTCGAGAGGTCCCAGGTGGATGACCCGCGGGGGTGGTGAGAAAGCTCCAGCGACCTGCGCCATTCCCTGGGTCATGCCCTTGACAAAGGCCATATCCGAGTCCTGGAATATCGTGGGGATCGCCTCGAAGAGGCTCTCCATCAATCCTGCAGGAACCGGGAGAGGCCAGCCCATCTGCAACTGGTTCTCGACACAATACTTGGACTCCCGATACCGGTCCTCAATCACCTGCGCCCAGAGCAGGCACATGTACACGATCATGTCGACGATCTTCTCTTTCCACTCCACCGGATCGATGAGGTCCCCCGTGTCAGCCTCACGTTCGGCAAACATCCACATCGCGGTGTAGTGCTTGTCCACAAGGCCTAGGTTAACCAGTTTCTCAGTCGTCCGGCGGCCGGCGGCCATGCGCGCGAATGCTTCCAGGCGATCCTCCCCCGGCGCATACATCTCACCCTTGGTCCGCATCATCTCGCGGGCGTCCATTAACAACTCGCTGACAACAGAATCAAACGTCTGGTGATTCATCTTTGGCTTTTCCTTTCAGTTGTCTGATAACGAATCGACCGCGCCCCAGAAGGCGGATCACTTGAAACAAAGCCCCATCGGCCTCGAAAACCATTCCCTCAGTGACTACGAGTGGCGGTCGCGCGGGCGCCGGCAGCACGATCGGCTGCGTTGGAAGAGACGCCTTTATGTCTCGCAGCTTCTCCTCGAGCATCGCGATACGCTCACGCACCTCATCCTCGGTTGGCGGCCTGTCCGCCGTCACGTACGGGTTTTCTTGATCCGGGTTTGACATCAGATCTTCTCCTCTTCTGCCCCCTCAGTTCGGCAATCTTCTTTCTGCGGACAAGCTGCCACGTTGTCCTTAAACTGCTCTCCAGCGTCTGCAGTTCCCCGTGGCAGCGGTCGCAAACCTCATATTGATCAACCCCCCTCTCGTCAAATACGGTGTACCGCTCGATACGCTGCTCCTGCTGCGTTCCGCATAGATCGCATTGCCAGATCAGCATCAGATCTTCTCCTCGTCGAGTTTGTGATCCCCGCACCAATCGGTCCCGAAGACGGCGGGCCATCCGCTCATCGTGGGAGCGTGGCGCCTGCAACGGCCGAGATGCGTTGGCTTACCCGAGACGTCCTTGAAGACAAACCACATACACTTCTCGCATCGCATTCCCGCACTGCGGTGCTTCCAGTTGTCATCCGTCGGTGGGGCAACCGCCAATTCAAACGCCCGGCAACTGCAACCCTCAACCATACAATTCCCCCGGTAGTACATGTCCCTGGTATGCGTCGGGATATGCGCGCCGTACCTGTGACCGCAGCTACACAAAGCGTCCACCATGTCACTCATGCTGCCCTCCTCCAGTTCACGCGGCGGCTTGCGGCCGCCACTTTGTTTTGTGCCCGGCGCCGGCGGATCGCTTTAGCCTGGCAGCCCCGTCGACCCGTGGCGTGGTGCTTCATCGAAGAGGTCCCCCGCTTGCGGGGGGCAACCACTTCAAGTGCCTTTTGCATCCGAAAGAGCTTGCGGAAGATCTCGACCACCTGGTTCAAAGGCCTGCCTCCTTCGCCATTCGGTCCATGGTCTGGCAAAATGTCGCGCTCCAGGTCCGCTTGTAGGTCTCCTCGCAATCGAACTTGACGCGTCTGACCCTCCTGTCGGTCTCACGCTCGGCCGGTTTAATGAGCTTGTCACGCGCTACCACGTACGCGGGATCAAAGACTGCCGTACACCTTAATGCTTGCCCCATCTCTACCACTCCTCCTCCTCGTAGAACTCTTTATAGGCCCACCGCGCCACATGCACCGCGTCGGCCTCGTTGTCATCGACCGGAGCACGCCCCAGGATCCTGGCGGCTGCCTCGATCATCTCCCCCTTCCGCGCTCTCCCTTTACCCGTTGCAAAATGCTTGAGTCTGTTCGCCATCACCGGGGCTGACTCGATCCCCAGCTTTGCGGCCTGCTCCTGGGCGCGCGTCTCAAGGCCTACACAAAGCACTGTGGCTGCGCCTCCCCGGTGGTGGGCTTGCTCGTACGCAATGAGACGCACCTTCTTGCCGCGCACCAGGCATCGCGTCAGTTCGTTAAGCCATTTCCGGAAACGCAGGAACAAAAGACCGTTTCCCTCACCCCGCTTCTTCGTGAAATCCTGGACGCCGGATTCAACCACCTGGCCGCGGTCGTCCACGAAGCACCATCCTGTTTTCGTTGCCATGTCCAGCCCCAGAATCACGACTCACCTCCGAAAGAACAACGCCCAGATCGCCATCGACAGAAACGAGAGGTACGCAACCCAGAATCCAAGAAATGCAATCCCGCTACTTTCAAACTTTCGCCATCTTCCCCCAGGTATCTTTAATTTTTTCATCGCCCCTTTTTCCTTGTTTGAGTCGGTTGCGGCACGACTACGAGTAGAAGCGACGAAGCGTCGCTACCCTACGTAGTAGGGCGTAGCTTCCGTAGCTTCGGAGCTTCAGTGATTTCAGTAACTTACGAGGAAGCTCCGAGCTCCGAAACGCCATTGAAGCTCCGAGCTCCGTAGCTTCACCTTTTACCGAGTGATTCTCATCACTTACAAGCAGCGGTCGTTTTTTCGGAGCTTCTCGGAGCTTCGCAAAATTAGAATTCATCTTCGTCAACCTCGATTTTTGCCCCTAGCTTCGAAACTCCGACCGTAACTTCCCGTTGTTCCGTAGCTTCAAGCTCCGAAGCTCCGACCGTAGCTTCCCGTTGTTCCGTAGCTTCTGCTTCCCGCACTAAGATCCGCGCTTTTCCCTTCTTCCCGTCACCCCATCTGGCGGTAAGAACTTCTCCGTTGTGCTCGCGCACCACCCCTTTAAAAAGCTCGATAATCCTGTCGTTGAGCCTTCGTTGTGTCCACTCCCCGTATTCATCGGAGAAGTGCTTCTTGATAAGCGACGCCATGTCGTAGCAGGTGATAGGCTGAGTCCAAACCTGGAATACCATCTGGACTAGATCGAGTGATTTTTCCACTTGTACGGCGGGGGCGTCCGGGAAGGATACAACCTTGATGGCGCCCACCTGGTCCCCGTTGGGTATCTTGACCGAGACGCGTTCAAACCACCTGGTATTAGCCCCCGGAGGCGAGAGATTTGCCTTCGCATCGTCCAGGCGCACATGCCACTTAGCCCGATCCAGATCCACGCGGAAAGTCGTCGCTTCGGCATCGGTCATCGTGGTAAGGGTATGGGCAATCCGGGCGGCAAACATCATGGAAGACGCCCCGCGGGCGGTATCCATGTCGCCGGCGCCGCTGGTCTTCCCGAGCTTTTTGGTATGGTGGACCACGGCAATGGCGCACCCGGTCTCCGCTGCAATCCTGGCTAGGACCTGCATGACCGCATCGATTGCCATGTTATCGTTTTCATTCACATTGTGGAGGCGCACAAACGGGTCGACTATAAAAAGGATTATGCCCTCACGCTTGATTATCTCGATGATTGCCTGGATTGCTTTTTCGTTTCGACGGATGCCGTCTTTAGTGTCTTTGACAAGAATGAGAGGATGAGTTCGCCCGGAAGTCGTGAAGAGGTTTGAAAGATCTTCCTTGGTCAGCTTGTGCAGTATCGCCATCGCGGTGACGCGCCGATCAAGCTCATCCTGGGGATCCTCAGTGTTGTAATACCAGACTTTCCCCTGGTGGTAGACCGCATCGCCGGTAATCGGTCGCCCGGAGGCTATTGCCGCGGCGTCTGCGAGCACCATAGTCGATTTACCCTGGCCGCCAGGAGCAATGAGCACCGTAACAAAGTCCCGAAGATACCTCCTTCCCAGTACCCAATCTCGTACCGGGATGGTCGTAGGATCAATCTCCGATGCCCGGCAGACCGGAATTACGACCGCCGGCGCATTGGGATCTTCCGGGAGTGGGGGCGCCTGGTCGGCGGTCATGTCTTCAAATGAGTTCCGCACAAGCACCGGTGAGCTATTGCCTATCCGGTCCTTGGCGTACGTGTAAGCGTTTTCAATCTTCTTTTGCGCGTTCTCTATAGGCCATGGTTCCTTGCACCTGGGCGCGTGGTGTTCCATGAAAACCTCGAGAGCCATATCTTCAGAAAGGCCGGCGTCGCGCAGCAGGCAGCCGACGTTAAAGCCGGTGAGATCTGTCGAGCAGGTTTTGGCAATGTGGATAGCGCGCTCGATCGAGTCCGGGTCATCGAGATCGCAGAGTGGGATGTCGTGTAGTGGGTCGCGCTCGCGCGGCCGGCCGAGGCGCTCGAGAACTCCTGCAGGGATCTCCCGCGGATCGAGTGGGCAATTACTTCTCCAAAAGTAAAACCCCGGGTTCTTACCCCCTACGATCTGACCATCAGGGAGAACTACGTAGCCGCCCTTGGATCTGACATCGATGCCGGGACCTAATCTTGTGCCCGCGGAGTTTGGGGCTTGCCCCGTGTAATAGAAGTGCCAGCCGCCCGAGGGCGTGAAGGAAGAAAGAGTCTGGGGAAGTTCGGGAAATTCTTCAGCCAGCCTGTTCCACGATTCGAGACCCGGGGCGCCGTCTTTAACGTCGACATCGATTACGACGAGCCCCGATTTACCAGCGGCAAGCGCCCAGTTGCAGTTCGGATACTGGGTCGCCCACTGCTCGATCACGGTGGAGACGTTTGACGCTCGCCCCTCTGGCTTATCGAACCCGCTCGGCGGGACCTTCGTGCCGGCTGCGAGTGGAAATACGTACCAACCCCGTTTAGTGGCCTCTAGTGCCACTTCCAGTGCGCTTACCATGATCCCCCTCCTTTGCAATCGTGAAAGCTTGACTTTAGTCTTTGAGGTAATTAGTCAGTTCAATCAGTACCTTTTTCGTCAATTCCCCCCTTGGGATTTTGTTAGTCCCCGCGTACCGGCGGACTATTTGCTGCACAGTATTTGGGTCCCACTCTCGCTCTTGCGCGAAATCTTTAAGCGTCAGGCCCTTTAGTCTGAGCTTTCCGAAGATCTCATTTTTGTTTGCAGTGATCAGATTTTCCATTAAAGTGTCCTTTCAGGTGACAAGGAGAAATCAATGTCCACGATGACGCTCGAACGTATTGTCGAAGGACAGAATAATCTAAATACTAGAGTGGAGTCAATCCAAAAAATGGACGACCAAAAACAACTCTCAGAAACTGCGCGGAGGCTGAAAAAGATCCGGGAGCACTACCGGACTAAGAGAGGTTTGGAGAGATACAGTCAGGAAAAATTTGCCCTGGAAATGGGCATCAAACCCAGCACAATCCGTAATATAGAGGCAGGGGTAATCCGCCTGAGTACTGACATCGCGCAGATAATTGCTGAGAAAACAGGTTTTCGCCTCGGCTGGCTAGTTTCCGGGAAGGGACCCGAGCGGA